TACCGAAGATAATACAGTCTTCAACTTCGCCATGATGTTTTTTAAGGTCATATAAATACTCCTTTTTTATTTGCGCGTATTGTACAGGAATATTTGCATTTAAGTAAGACATATTTTAACCTCATTTGTTTAAAACATATCATCAATTTTATCTGATATGTCACCCCAATTATCTCCTACTTCGTAATCTACCTTATTAGGTACTTGTAATTCAACACAATTTTCCATAATCTCTTTAATTTTTTTAGCTTGCGATTCAGACTCCACAGAAATATCTAACTCATCATGTAGCTGTATCATCGGTGTAATGCCTTCAGATCTTAAATCAACCATAGTTTTCTTTGTCATATCTGCCGCACTTCCTTGAATTAATTTATTTAAAGCTTTGTAAGTAAATGCTCTTCTAATTCCTGGTCCATATTCTCCAAGTGCATCTTCATGTTTTAAAGGTTTATGTACACCAAATTGGTTTGGCTCCCATAAATTAAATCTACATCTACGTCCAAGAAGAGTTCTTATCTTTCCTGAATCTTGTGCTCTACTCATAACTTGTTGTATCAATTGTTTTACAAAAGGCACTCTTTGATGATATTGTTTTAAAACTTTACCTGCATGGTCTTCTCCATAACCTAACTGAGCTGTTAATTTAGCCTTACCCATTCCATAGAATAAACCAAGATTAATAGTCTTAGCTTCTGACCTTCCAATATTAGCAATATCTGCCACAATTTGATGAAAGTCTGCGCTACCTTTTTTATATTTATCTTCAATACTAGCTACTCCAAGGACTCCAGGAGTGCTTAAAGCAAAATGCACTACCAACCTAGGTTCTTGCTGAGAATAGTCAAAACAACCCCATCTATGGCCCTTCTCAGGTACAAATATAGACCTAACTCCCATACCAATATCTGTATAATTTGGAATTTGTTGTAAGTTTGGATTAGAATAAGAAAGTCTACCGGTCACTGTCCCTCCAAAGTCACCTTTTAATTGATGAATATCTGCATGAATTCTTCCATTATATACAAAATTTTTAATAGAATCTAAAAAAGTATTTTTTAATTTATCAGCTTCTCTTGCACTGTTGATTGTTCTCAACACAGGGTCTTTGTGATTCTTTAAATAATTTTTTGTAAAAGATGGTTTGCCAGTTTTTTCTGTTCTATCAAAATCTGTAATGTTTCTTGCATTACAAACTTTTTCAATACTAGCCGCAGCCCATATTTCTGGATATAAACCCGAATCTTCTTTAATTCTTTTCATATATCGATCATAATTTTTTTGTAAAGTTTGTTCTACTTTTGTAAGCTGATCTTCGTCTATTCTTACTCCTTTTAATTTCATATCTAATAAACATGGAAATACTTGTTGCTCTAATTCTACAATCGCATGTAAGTCTTGTGCATTTATTTCTTTTTTAAATTCTTGCCAAAGAGCTAAAGTTATTTCAGCGTCTCTTTCAGCATATTCACCTACATACATTGCAGGTAATTTATACATTTCAGCTTTAGGATCTACACCCCATTCTTTTGCAGCTTCTTTCAATGCATTTTCATTTTTACCCATACCTGTGTAATCATTTGCAACTGAATTAAGATCATATCTAAATCTATTTTCATCAACTAAGGATGCTATAACCATGGTATCCACAACTGTTCCGTGGACCGTGAGCCCTAGTCTATGAATCCAACACATATCATAAATAGCATTGTGAAATATTTTGTCTGCTTTTGTTTTTAAAACATCTTGAAACCAACCAAGAACTTTTTTTCTTTCCATATTAGGACCTGACTCATGTGCTATTGGATAATAAGCTGACCAATTTTTTACAGCAATAGCTATACCAACAACGTCTCCTACACCTCTTGTTGAGGCTGATCCTTTTGTTTTTAAATCTGGGTCTTTTGTTTCTAAGTCAATTGAAATTTCGTCGTACTTCGATAAATCAGGAAATTCATCTGGTAGAAACCATTCTGTTTGTATCGCAAAAATTGGTTTTTGTGTCATTTAGTTATCCCCCATGAGTTTGATTTATTTTTTATTTCTGCTTTCACTGGCTCAGGATAGTCTCTATCGATAGCCATGTCAATGTAATGTTTAGCTTTTAATAAATCTTCTTTTTGATTTTTTTGTTTATGACGACATAAATATTTTATTGCGTTGCCTTCTGCAAATGGAATATTATTTCTGTTAATAAATTCTGAGGGTTGAATAACCATCGACTTGTAGTGACTCCCTCCTACTTGTTTTTTATATATGTCATCTTTCATCTTCTTCTCCATAAACCTCCCTTTCCATTCTTTTTATAAATCTATAAAATTCATCCTCCGACATAATTTTTATCCTTGTAAAAACTCACGTGTTAGTAAAGGAAATCTAGTTTTAGTTTTTAAGTTATGTTGATATATTATCAAATGTTTTCTTGGTCTTGATGTTGCAACATATGATACTCTGGTTTCCTCGTCTTCTTGTTTTCGACTACCACTATTGTAAGATTTTAAAGAGTTTGGTCCCCAATTAGAATCTACAATTACTATGTCAGCCTCCATACCTTTTACGGAATGAATAGGTGCAATTTTTATATTACTCTCTAAATTATTATCTCTCTCCCAACAATGTCTTAGATAAGCATTTAAATGATCATTGTCTCTAAATAATTCACTGTTTGTTTCAAATCTTAAAACTTCAAACCATTCTAATTTGGTATCACCTTTAAAATAATATTTATTTCTTATATCTTCAAAACTTAAATATAAATCTGGATCTTGTAATTCTGGTGGTTGTGTATCAGCATGTTCTAAAGCTCCTTTTTTTCCATACTCTATTAAACCAGGTGATAATTTTTTAACCATTTTTAAATATTGTTTACCCTGTATAACTCCACCTGATTTTAAAGTATCCCAAGCTTGTATTAATTGTTTTCTATCTTCATGATCAAAAATAGTTCTAAAAGAAGTGCTTCTATCGTGAGCATAGTTTTTTTCTTTAAATATAAGACCATGATCTATACAAAATTGTTTAAATTTATGTGCAATCGCGTTTGTTCTAGCGCACATTATTACATCTGATTTTGAATTAATACTGTTTGCTAAAACTCTTAGTGAATCAATAAAACCAAAACTACCTTCTTTTGTTGGATCACATTCAAATTTTGTACCTAATCTGTGTTGTATCTCCCCCTGTATTTTCATTACAACTTTATATATGGCAGGAGGTAGTCTATATGTTTTAGGTAAAGATCGTACACATTCTTTTTTGCATGGCCACTTTTGAAATATTCTAGCATCAGATCCTTTCCATCCATAAATAGATTGATCATCATCTCCTACAAGAACCAACTCTTCAGTATTTCTAGCTATCTTTGATATTACTTGCCATTCTAATTTAGATAAGTCTTGTGCTTCATCTACTAGTACAAGTTTGTATGGTTTAAACTCTATATTTTTTGCTAAAGCTTTTTCTAACATATCATCAAAATCTATCATCTGATAGTGATCTTTAAATTTTGTAAAATTTTTAAATACATAACTTATCTCAGGTCTTTTATATCTAACTCTAGAATAACTAGCGTCTTCATCATAAAAATGAAATATTCTTTGCAATGGGTCCTTTATTATTTTATAATTGTTGCCAATTTTTACAGCTTTTTCAAAACCCAAAGAATGTTTTGCGAACCCAATAAGAGTCATAATTGCTCCAAACTTTTTATCGTGCTCTTCACTCCAACCCACCGCGATTTCATCAGTGCCATCATAATTAGTGTCTGCTATTTTAGGCCAGTTATCTGGATCTGTTTTTATTAAACCTTTAAAAGTTTTCTTTGCGCTTTCATTAAATATTTCATATTGATTTAAGTGATCTTTACAAAACTTGTGTATTGTTTTTATAGACTCTGCTTGCTTTTCAGTTAAAAATAAAGATAATGTTTTGTCATGAATTGCTCTATCTTGTAAATTTTCTACAGTAGCTTTTGCAAAACCAATCATTAAAGCTTGATCAAAATGTAAACCTGCTTCAAAATTACGTTTTAACATTTTTAATATTTCAGTGGTTTTACCACAGCCAGGACCGCCTAAAATTTTGTATCGTTTTTTATAAAATTTATCTATTTTAGTATTCATTTGCTTTGTCATTAGTTGTTTTAAAATTTAAAATGTTTTGTTCTACTTCTGGTTCTCTATCAAAAGCACTTTCATCTAAAACATATACCCATTTCTTTACACCTTCTTTAATGTGAAATTTTTCTCTACTAATACCTTTTAATTTTTGTAACATTTGATGTGTTATCTCTATGGAAACTTTCCATTCTTCTAATTGCAAATGTTTAAAAAATCCATCAAACATAAATCTTCTCTTACCATTACCATCAGCAAATGGTCTGCCCATCATAATTTGTTTCCTGTCTTTTGTAATTCTTAAATTAAAACAAAAATCTTCAAGATGAGATCTTAATTTAAACTCAGGTAAACTTTCTTCAGGAGCATCTATTGGAGTAGCTTTTTGTTGTAGCCCTCTAATTTGCATGTCCCAATTTTTTATTTTTGGAGGTGTTTTACCTGTTTGTTCTGTTGCAGCTTCTCTTGCTAAATCTTGTTTTACTAATTCTTTAGAATATAATCTTACTTCATCACCATTAAAACCTAAATACCATATTTTTGGACTTGAAGTTACGAAGGATAAGGGTCCTAATACTAATTCATTATCAATACCACCACCAATTCCTAATTTTCGTTTTACACATTCTTCTCTATTACAATAAGTTTTTAACCAATCTTGATCACATCTATATTTATAATCTCTTTTTTCTCTTGATCCAATTACGTTACTTACTTCACTAAAACTCATACCTTTTCCAACAGGTTCAAAAAATTTTTTGTTGTATTCTAAAGTTTTATCTTTCCATTCATCAGGATATCTTGATTTAATATACTTTGTCATGTCTAAAAGAACTTCGTTTCTTTGACTTTTTGGCACACCAAATTTAGCTAATGCTTGCATGCATGGAGGTCCATCTTGAAACCAGTCGCCTGAATCGCCTTCGTCTATGTTTGATTTTAATTTTTTAAGTTGTTGAGGGGTTACTTTATTTCTTTCGTAGTGTTCAAAAAACTCTTTAATAGAGGCTGGACTGCCATCCTCCTTTATCATATACCGCTGCGTATTTTCTGCTTTGTAATAAGGTAAATTAATCCAACTTCCTGCTGACCCTTTTTCTAAATTTAAATATTTTTGAACTGGAAATATTTTATCCGGTTTACAATCACCAAATATATTTTTTATGGTATGAAGTTTTTCTCTTAATAACAAAGCTGGAACAGCATCTGTTAAAAAAATATAAATATGTATTCCTCCACTTTTTGATTTAAAAGGTATGAATGGCACATTTATACTTTTTATTTTTTTAAATAATTCTTTTACATTAGGTTTATATTCATCTAAATCTATTGCTCCCCACTTACAAGTGCTATCACTTTTTATTGGACATAAGCCTAAACTATCTGCTTTAATTATTTTATTTTTAGTTTTAACTTCAAATTTTGTTCCTTCTAAATGTGCTTTCCACATTTCTTCTGTGTGTGCGTATGAAGAAGTAAATGATATTCCAGATTTTTTGCCCTCACCATTGCTAGAATCAACCTGGTGATAACCAAATCTTTCCTCTAATCCATCAAAGATTTTTCTAAATTTTTCTATCATAAATTAAAAGTGGGCAGTTCCACTCTCGCTTTCCTGCCCACTACCTAGGATTCGTTAGTATGGTGTATTACTTGTTTCTTCTGATCCATGTTTAGCTTGAACTTCACCTTTGCCTACTCGCTCAGCAAAATTTTTAGCTATGTCATAGATAGATTTGTCAGTAACAGGACCAACTTTAGTTACATCCCATCCAAACCATGTTCCTTTGTCATTAGACATTTGAACAGTCTTTAGATTATAAATGTGGCTGTAAGTTGGCGGTGTGAATAATCCGTTCTTACCCTGCATTTTAATACCCATCATCATTGAGTTCCATTTTCTACTCACTTTTAATTGAGTAGCTTTCATAGAAATCAAAGCTGTGGTTGGACTTTTACCTAACAATATTACAAAGTGATTGGCAGTGTTCTCCAAGTAATTACCATTTGGTAATCTATCCTTGTAAGATTTATCACGAGTAGTTGTACTCACAATATCACTGTCTGCCTCGTGAATTGCAACTGGTGCTCCAGTGCTTTGTCCACGATCCTGCCACTCTATATATTGTCTTTTGTAAAACACAGGAAGTACATCCACTGCATCATACAATTCATTGGTAACAGTATTTATTATCTTGCCTGGCTCTGCGCCCTCGACATATTTTCCATGAGTCTTATTGACTTCTGGAGATAATTGTCCCAAAACTTTTAAGAATGGTAACGCAAGATCTTCTTGCGATATGTTTTGAGAACCTT